GCTGATTACCGCCTATTGGATGAAGATCCAGAGCACGGCTATTCCAGATCAGTTGCTCATCAGATGTCGCGGCTGACCGATGAGAAGGGTTGCTTGTCACACGATGACCGGGCTGATGCACTTGCAATTGCGCTTGCTTATTTCGTAGAAGCCGCTGCTCAAGATCAGATGCGGACGCAGATAGAACGCAGCTCTCAGATGCAGCGTGAAGATATGGAAGCTTGGATGAGTGAACAGGTTGGCGCCATTGATTGCCTCGCTATGGGATGGCGTCCCAACCTGTCTAATCACGGTGCCTATGGCGGCGTTAAACAGCTTTCTGTATAGGCACAACCTTGTCGCTCATCTCTGAGAAGTCCAACTTGCCAGCAAGCTTCTTGAGAGTTGAGCCTTCAGCTGCAACAGCAGTGACGTTGCTGTTCTTCAGTAATGCCATTGCTTCTTGACGTACCCGGCGATCACCATTCTGGAGATCTTCAAGCACCTGTTCAATTACAAGGTCGTGCATCTCGCTGAGCTTGGCTAGCTGATCAGACATGACTTCTTTGTTTCTGACTGAAGCTTAGATACCATGGGCAATATCTACGGCGACGCAGAGTGCCCTATCTCCCGCAAATTGATGAGAGGCTTGTGGCTGCTCTTGCCGCAGAGTTCCCTGATCGAGCGCCTGAGCTGGAGTGGAGTGATCGCGAGATCATGTTCCGCGCTGGTCAGGTATCAGTCGTGAAATGGCTGGCTCAAAAACAGATAGATCAGCAAACAGATGTTGTCGTTATGGAAATGGAGGGCGGCTGATGTGTGGTGGTGGTGGCCAAAGGGCAACAATCGAGAAGCCTGATTACAACGCTTACAACCAGCAATTTGAGCTGCAGAAATCTGCCATCGAGCAATCGATGAATAGCGGGATTCGTGAGCTTCAGGCTGACTATCAATCTCAGTTACGGCAAAACACTGCTTCGATGCAGGCAATTGAGCAAGAAAGGATTGCTGATGCCAGAGACGAAGCGCTCATTGCAGAAGACGCAAGAAGACTTGCAACCTTGATTGGCACTCCACCGCCAGAAAAGGTTGCTCAATCGCCAAAGATTGGCACTAAGTCACGCGAGCTTGCCACTGCCAATGGCAAGAAATCACTTCGCATTGGCAGTTCTGCAAGCAGTTCTGCCAAAGGCACTGGCCTCAACATCACCTAAAGGAGCATCACCATGTGTGGCGGCGGCGGATCACGGGAACCTGAAGTCAGATATGTCGGCCCTTCCGAGGAAGACATGCGACGGCAAGAGGAAGCTCTTGCTCGGTATCAGGAGCAAAGCGCAGCGCAGGCTGCAGATTTTTCTGCATCACTGCAACAGCAGATGGATCAAGCGCAACAGCAACAGCAGGAATTTGCCATGCAATACCAATCGCGGGCTGCTGCCGCTGAAGAAAGCAGTCGGGCTGCTGCCGCTTCGTCTTATACGTCGTCAGCGCAGATGACTGATCAGCCAACCAACGCTCAAACAACAACAGCTGCCACCAAGAAGAAGCCTAAGAACACTGGTCTAAGGATCAGCACTGCTGCTGGTACGTCCAACTCTGCTGGGTCAGGCCCCAACCTTGCAATCTGATGAAATCAACCGCAGCGCAACGCTATGAAGATCTTGCTTCTGACAGGGACTATTACCTGAGCAGGGGTCGAGCTTGCGCTCGGCTGACGATTCCGTACCTGATCCCCACCAGTTCAGAGCCAGTCGCTGACACCAAAGAGACGTTCCCGGTGCCGTGGAATGGCATCGGTGCTCGCGGGGTGCTGAACCTTGCCAGTCGGATGCTTCTTGCTTTGTTGCCTCCGACGCAGCAGTTCTTTCGCTTCTCATTGGATGAAGCAGAGCTAAACGCTCAAGGTGTCAGCCCAGAACAGAAAAGCGATTTTGAGCAGGCCTTAAGCCAGATTGAGCGTCAGGTCTTGCGAGAGATCGAAGCGTCAAATGACAGGGTTGTCTTCCATGAAGCGCTGCTGCATTTAATTGTTGGCGGTAATGCGTTGCTGCATATCGCGCCAGAAGGCCTGCGTTGTTTTCATCTAAACCGCTACGTCTGTCAGCGGGATCCAATGGGCAACCCGTTGGAAGTTGTGATCTGCGAACAGCTGGCCATTGAAACATTGCCTGAGAAAATTCAGGAGATGGTTCGTGCGAAAGACGACGATGACGACATCACCTCAGGGATGATTGAAGACATCGTTAACCCTGTCCCACGTCGGGATAACGGTGACACGGTTCGCATTTATACCCGGATCACCTGGGAGCGGAATGGCCAAGGCAAGAAAGGTACGGTCAAGTGGCACCAAGAGGTAAATAACAAAGTCATCCCTGGCACTGAGTTCAGCAGGCCAGAAGATGTCAGCCCATGGCTGCCTCTGACCATGATCCGTGCTGATGGTCAGCAATACGGCGTTAGTTACGTCGAAACTGCTGCAATTGCTGATCTACAGACTGTTGAAGCCTTATGCCAAGCCATTGCTGAAGGCAGCCTGGCTAGCAGCAAGGTCCTGTTCCTGGTGAAGCCATCAGGTGTCACCAAAGCGGCGAATCTGGCGAACGCCCCGAACGGTTCGTTCGTGACAGGAGACCCGAACGATGTGCTCGCGCTTCAAGTCCAAAAATCCGCCGACCTCCAGGTCGCGATGCAGGGCAAGCAACAGATCGAAGCCAGGCTGTCACAGGCTTTCATGCTGGCCGATGTAAGAGATAGTGAGCGCACAACTGCCGAAGAAGTCCGCTTGCAAGCGCTGCAGATTGAGAACAGCTTGGGCTCTGTTTACAGCGTGCTGCAAACCACTTTCCAGGTGCCATATGTCTCGCGCAAGCTGGACATTTTGCAGCGTGAGGGGAAGATCGCCAAGCTGCCCAAGGAGTTGGTCAAGCCAGTGATGACGGTTGGCTTAGCAGCTGTTGGTCGTGGCAACGATTTAGAGCAGCTGGTGCGGTTTACCACCACTATTGGTCAGACAATGGGGCCAGAAGGGCTGCAGACTTATGTCAAACCAAATGAGTTAGTTAAACGTTTGGCTTATTCCATGGGCATTGATACCCTCGGTTTAATCAAGACTGAAGAGGAGCTAGCTCAAGAAGAACAAGCAGCACAAGAGCAACAGCAACAAGCAATGATGATGCAGTCAAAAATGGCTGATCCACAAAACCTTGCCAATGCTGCGCAAACAGCGCAAGAAATTGGCATGGCTGAACAACAACCCCCTGAACAACAACCTCAATGAGCCCTGAAATCGGAAGAGCAGTAGTGGCTGATCCTCAGCCTTTTGTTGAAGGATCTCAGCTCGATACTTCACCTCAGCTGACTGTTCCTGAAGGTGAAAAAGGTGGAATGGTCGGCCCCGGCCAAGAAGGCATTGTCGAAGAATTTGCCAAGGAACAGGAACAGCTTCAGGAAGAAGAAGCGATCCTCGGCAAGTTCAAGAGTCCCCAAGATTTGGCCAAGGCTTATGCCGAGCTACAGCGGAAGATGGGGCAACAGTCAGGAGAACAGCCCCAGGCGACTCCACAAGCGGAGCCTGACGCTGCGCCGCAACAGGAGGGCAGCTATAGCGCGACCGATGCAGCTGAGATCTACGGCCAAGGCGCTGTTGAAGCGTTGGCTGGCAAAGGTCTCGACCTTGGCAAGGTGATGTGGCAAGCCGACCAAGGCGAAGACATCAGCGTTCATTACGCAGCTTTGGCTGAGTCGTTCAATGTTCCACAGACCGTTGTGGAAAACTACGTCTCCTCTCAACAAGCGGGATCGTCTGCAGCAGGCGACGGAATGTCAGATGCTGACTCCGCTGCAATCCTCCAAGAGGTTGGTGGGCAAGAGGCCTTTGACCAGCTCAGTGCTTGGGGCAAAGAGAACATGTCTGAGCAGGAACGCTCCAGCTACAACGCTGCAGTCGATTCCGGCAACGTTGAAGCTGTGCGCTGGGCACTCAAGTCAATGCAATCCAGGCAAAGCCTGATTCAACAGGACATAGAGCCACAGCTCTACGGGGGCGGAGCACCAACAGCTGACAGGCAGGTGTTTCAAAGTCAGCAGCAAGTCCTTGATGCAATGAATAAACGAAACGACAGAGGTCAGCGTTTATACGATGTTGATGAGGCTTACAGAAACAAGGTGGCGATGATATTGCACGCTTCACCGGACTTCTAGTAAGTTGTCATTAGACAGCAACCGGAACTGGGCAAGCCCGAAAGGATAACTTGCAGCCAGGGAGGAATGGGCGGTCAAACAAAACCAAAACTATTCCTCCGAAAAACTAATCATGGCTACTCCTCCTGATGTTGCCTTGCAACGCTTAGGCCAGATCAAAGGCGACGCTGCTACCTGGGGTCCAGGGCTGAATGGCGTCGATAAAGATCGCGCCATGTTCCTGAAGCTCGGTTCTTCCGAGGTTCTTGATGCGTTCATGACCAACTGCGTTTTCAAGGGCAAGACCCGTGAACGCAACATCCGTGGTGGGCGCTCTGTTGCATTCCCAATTACTGGGAAAATGAGTGCTAGGTATCACCAGCCCGGCACACAAATCCTTGGTCAAGGCAACAATCCTTCTGATATTAATCAGCGAGTGATTGAACTTGACGCCTTGATGATTGCTGACGCAGCAATTTATCAGGTTGATGAATTAATGAATTTTTACGATATTCGCCAAATTTATACAACTGAGCTCGGCAGGAGTTTAGCCTACGAGTACGATAAGCGTGTTGCGCGTATCCTTTACGCCGCCGCTAGTAATACAACAGAGCCTCTTGCAAAAGATCCTCTGAACGCCGGACGTACAGGCCAGCTCATCGATCTCGGTGATAACGCTGCTACTTTTGACGCCAAAACACGTCAAGCCCGTGGCGACATGTTGGTTGATGCGATCTTCGATGCTCGCGTTGGCTTCGAGACCAAAGATGTCTCGATCGACAACATGTATGCGGTCTTCTCTCCTGACGATTACTACTGCATTACGCAGTCATCCCGCGCTATCAACACCGACTTCGGTGGTGGCAACGGCACGATCGCTCAGGGCGAAACTGCACGCATCGCTGGCATCCCTCTGTATTCCAGCAACCACGTCACCCAACCTGCATATACAAATGTCGCTGGTGATGTGAACCCTGACTATGCACAGGATCTGTCCAAGGTTCGCGGCTTCGTGTTCCACCGTGACGCTGTTGGTGTTGTGTCTCTTCTGAGCCCTTCATTGCAACTCACAGGCAACGAATTCCGTGTTCAGTACCAATCCGATCTGATGGTCGCCCGTCAGGCTCTCGGGATGGGTCAGCTTCGTGCTGAGTGTGCTTGCGCTATTTCTGTAAGCTGAACCTGAGTAGGGGAGACAGGGGTGCCGGCGGGTGCCCTTTTTTTTGTGTTTGTCAGAATAAGCTCAACGCACACGTAGATGTCTTATGGGTTCGCAGTTACAGCAGAAAACCCAAGGCCGGACCACTCTGCTTGAAGCAGTCAATGTTTGCTTAGAGAACATTGGCGAGCAGCCCATCGATAACTTGGAGAACGAGCAGATCCAAGATGCTCGCGTTGCGCAGCGGACGATCCTCGAAGTCCACAAGGAAGGTCAGACCAAGGGCTGGAGCTGGAACAGTGAATTCAACTATCCGTTTGAACGCGACACCAAGGACGGCGTGATCAAGGTGCCGGAGTCCGTCGTCGGGTTTTCGGTTAATCGCTATGCCTACAACGGTCGTTTTCAGTTACGTGGCGTCAGGGTTTACGACCTACTTAAGCGAACGTTCCTGATCGATCTGGACACGCTTGAAGCTGATGTGATCTTCCTGTTGCCGTGGGATTCGGTGCCGGAAGCATTTAATCGATGGGCAACGATCAGAGCAGCGCGGATCTTTTCAGATCGGACGCTTGGCTCTGACGCATTGTTTAAGTACACGTCGAAGGACGAAGCCGACGCCCAGGCAGAGCTTGAGCGGATTGAGCTTGAGCAAGAGCAGCCAAACATGCTCAGCGGTCCTTACGCATTCCCCACGTATCAGCCGCATACAGGGCTGATGAATCGTCGCGTTACCACTGGCTACTCAATCTTCTGATGAAAAACGTCGCGGTAACTATCCCCAACCTGATCCAAGGGGTGAGTCAGCAGCCTGATCCACAGCGGGATCCAAGCCAGGGCGAGATCCAAATCAACGGGGTGTCATCTATTGCTGAAGGCCTGCGTAAGCGGGATAGCAGCAGAACACTGGCCAAGGTCAGTTCAACTGGCTTTGGTGATGCTTTCTTTCACACGATCCTGCGGGATCAAACAGAGGAATACCTATCTGTAATCACAAAAGACGACATCAAGGTATTTGAGCTTGATGGCACTCCGGTCAACGTCAATTTTGACCCAGGGGCGATGGATTATCTGAGGGCTGGCCCTTATGCCGTCACCAGTGCTCAGCAGGAGATCAGGGCAGTCACGATTGCTGACTACACCTTCATTACGAAC